ACCTTCGCAACCCGCGCCGAACCCGACGCGGCGCAGATCATCATTGAGACGCGCTGGCACCAAGACGACCTCGCCGGGCGCATCCTGGCCACGGCGGAGGAACCCTGGGAAGTCCTGCGGTTCCCGGCTATCGCCGAGGAAGAAGACGTGTTGGGCCGCCAGCCTGGGGAAGCCCTCTGGCCGGAACGGTACAACGCCGAGACGTTGCGCTTGATGGAGAAGGAGCGCGGTTCACACTGGTGGGCGGCCATGTATCAGCAGCGGCCCACGGCGCGGGAAGGCGGCTTTTTCAAGCGGCACTGGTTCGAGATTGTGGACGCGGCCCCGGCAGAAGTCAAAGGCCGGGCGCGGTATTGGGACAAGGCGGCGACGGAGGGTGGCGGAGACTACACCTGCGGTTGCCGGATGAGTAGGACGGCGGCGGGCCTGTACTACGTCGAGGACGTGGTACGCGGCCAGTGGTCTTCCGGTGCGGTGCGGCAGACGGTGTTGCAGGCCGCCGACATGGACGGCAGGGGGACGCGGGTGCGGATGGAACAGGAACCTGGGTCTGCTGGCAAGGACGTTGTAGCGGACTACCTGCGGGCGTTGGCCGGGTATGACTTCCGTGGTGAGCCCGCGACGGGCAGCAAGGAAATACGGGCGGAACCACTCGCGGCGCAATGTGAGGGCGGGAACGTCAAGTTGGTGCGCGGCCCGTGGAATGAAGCCTTTATCGAAGAACTGTGTGGCTTCCCCAACGCTGCTCACGATGACCAAGTGGACGCGGCGAGCGGGGCCTTCGGTGCCCTGACCACGACCGGCAACGCAAGTATCGAGGTTTGGTGACCTATGGGCTGGCTCAACAACCTACTCAGTAACATGCAGCCCAAGGCCGCCGCCCCGGCGGATAGCACGGCCGGGGGCTACGCCTACTTGTGGAACGCCGACACGCAGATTAGCCCCGACGTTGACCAAGCTAACTACCTGCTGGCGTACCAAGTCAGCCTCTGGACGCAGCGGTGTATTCAGGCTATCGCGCAGGCGTGCGCGTCGGTGCCGCTGGAGTTGGTGGACACCGAGAGCGGGGACAAGGTCGAGGAACACCCTGCGCTTGACACCCTGCGGTATGTCAACCTGACGGATGACCAGCCGTGGCTTATCGCGGCAACGGTGGGCTACCAGTTGCTGAGTGGTGACGCTTACTGGCGGGTTGACGCGGTAGAGAACCCGAAGGTGATCTGGCAACTGCGGCCCGACCGGGTGAAGGCCCGCACCAAGGGCGGCTTTGCCTACGAGTACAAGGTCGGTTCGCAGACCGAAGTGATCCCGCCGGAACTCGTGATTCACTTTAGAAATTGGAACCCCCTGAACGACTTTCACGGCCAGCCGACGGCGCAACCGGCGGAGACCAGCATCAACCTTGACAAGGCCATTCGCGAATTCAACGCTTCGTTTATGAAGAACAGCGCGGTCCCGGCCGGGCTCCTGTCTGCCGAGGGCAACCTTGATGACGACGCCCGCAAGGCCGCAAAGGAAAGCTGGCAGCAGAACTACGTCGGCGGGCGCAACGCGGGTAAGACCGCGATCCTGATTGGCGGCAAGTGGTCCTGGCAGCAACTGGGCAACCTCAACAAGGACGGGTCCTATATCGAGTTGGCGAAGCTGATGCGGGAGGAAATCCTCGCGACGTTCGGGGTTCCGCCCGTGGTGGTCGGCCTGCTGGAATATGCGTCCTACGCCAACGCCGCCGAGCAGAAGCGGCTGTTTTGGGGCGACACGGTTCTGGCCGGGCACATGACCCAACTGCTTGGCCGCCTGAACCAGTCGTACCTGCCCCGGTGGGAGGACGCCCGCAAGTACGAGTTCCGCGTTGACGAGAGCAAGGTCGCGGCCCTGCAGGAAGACCGGAACCAGGTCGCGGCGCGGCTGCAGCCTGCGGTAGGCACGCCCTATATGACAATCAACGAGGCCCGCGCCGAGATCGGGCTTGACCCGGTGGACGGCGGCGACGTGGTGATGCAGCCGTATAGCGTCGCTCCGCTTGGCAGCGTGTTGGAGTTCCCGACGAATACCCCGGCGGAGGAAGTGGCGGAGGCGCAGGCCGCGACCCCGAAGGCGGCGGTGCCCCCTTTCGCACCAAGCGGGAGGCGGTCGCAGCGATAGGGGTCTACGGCAGCGAAGCCCACATCGAGTTCTGCAAGCGGTTCAACGCCCACCTCGCCCGGCTGGAGAAGCCTATGGCGGAGAAGTTGGGGCGGCTTTACACGCGGTATGTTGACGAGGTGATCGCCAACCTGCGGACGTGGGATAAGGCCTACGGTCGCAGCAAAGCCACGGTGCCGACGGTGGAGAGTGTACTGTTCGACCTTGACGAAGCCGGGAAGGTCTTCGCGGCGGGGCTTATGCCGCTGATTACGGACACGGTGGACGCGGGGGCCCGGCAGGCCCTGGCCACGTTGGAGGCCGGGGTGTGGAACATCGGCCGCCCCGAGGTCGTGCGGTGGCTGGACAGCAAGGCCATGAAGGTCAAGACGCTCCCCGCAACCATGCGTGAGCAACTACGGGCCATAGTACAGGGCGGCATCAACGACGGGGTGGGGGCGCAGGAGATCGCGCAACGCATCCAAGACGTGCGCCCGCAGTACAAGACGTGGATGAGTGAACGGACGGCGCGGACGGAGACGGTGGGGGCCAACAATTTTGGGGCACTGGACTGCTACAAGCAGTCGGGGGCCACGCAGAAGCAGTGGATCACGTCGCTTGACGACAACGTGCGGGACCTGACGAAGGGTGAATGGGACCATAAGGCAGCGCACGATGAGATAGTGCCCGTGGCTGATCAATTCGTGTTGACAGGCGAACCCCTTGACGCTCCCGGGGACCCTATGGGTAGCCCCGGCAATATCATAAACTGCCGCTGCACACTGGTAGCCGCAGACTGAGAGGCAGACCTATGCCGACCTTCGACCGGATCGGGATGATGGAGTTTCAGACGAAGAGTTTCGACCCCGCCACCGGGGTCTTCGTGGGCCTCGCGTCCACGCCGCAGCTTGACCGGATGCGGGAGGTTGTGTCCTCCGACGCCATGCGGGAAGCCGCCGAGCGGTACATGAAGAACCCGCTGATTACATGGCAACATGACCTGTCGGAGCCCATAGGCAAGGCCGTCTCCGTCCGCGTGACGGAGGAGGGCACGCTGCTGGAGGGCTACATTACCGACAAGACGGACGACGGGCGCAAGGTGCGCGGGCTGATGGAGGACGGGATCGTGCGGAGCCTGAGCATTGGCTTCAATCCCTACTCGCGTTCCTACGGCCCGCACCAGGACGGCACGCCGGATTACGACGTGACCGAAGAGGACGATGACCGCCGCCCGCGCATTGTCTGGAAGCGGATTGACTGGCTGGAGACGGCGGTCTGCTCCGTGCCCTGCAACCCCGGCGCGGTGATTGCCCTCGGCAAGAGCCTGGGGCTGGAGATGGAGACGCCGGACCCCGAGCCCGGTGACGCCGCCGACCTGACGCAGAAGAAGAACGACGAAGCCGACACCACCGAGCCGACCGCCGGCCTGACGAAGGCTGAGCGTGAAGAGGCCCGTTTCCTGGCCGACGTGGAGCGCGTCCGCACGGGCGCAGTTAGCGTCGGGAACATCGTGCGCCACTGGCGCAAAGAGGGGCGAGACCTATCGCCTGACGTGATAAGTGGCCTGACCCAGGCCGTGACGGAACTGCGGAGCGTGCTGGAGTCCAATCCCGCCGCCGTGGTCCCCGAGGCCGAGCAGGCAGCACCATGCCTGCTGACGTTGCCCGCGCCGTCTGCCGTGAAGCTGCAACTGCCCGCGCCGTTGCGCCTGCCAGACCCGGCGTAAGGCGGGGCACCCTGGCCCGCGCGAGAGGCGGGCACACTAACCAACAAGGAAACCATGATGGAACTCAAGACTGTAGCCGCAGAGGCCTTCGGCATTGCGCCGGAGGACGTGACCGAAGCGCATCTCAAGATGGTCTCGGACATCGCCGCGAAGGCGACCCCCGAGCCCGAGCCGAAGCTCAACATGGACGCCAAGGTTATCAAGGACCTGCAGGAACAGGTTCTGGACCTGCAGCGCAAGGCCGCCGAAGTGAACCGCCCCGCCGTTGACCCGGCTGAGGCCGAGCGCGACGACGTTGTGCTGAAGCGCATCAAGTCCCTGCCCGACATCACCACCGCCGTCCTTGACGACGAAGAGGGCGAGGCCGACGTAAAGGCCTTCCGCAAGCAGTGGGACATTCTGCATACCCTGGCCACGGTCAAGGGTAGCAAGGGCGAGGGCGGTCAGGCCCCCGTCCGCTCGCTGGCGTACTGGAAGCGGCTGGAAGCCCGGTACCCCGAACTGTGCGCGGTTATCAACAAGAGCATCGACACC